CATAGGTTAATTTCTGGGTAATTGGTGTGAGCTCCACAGCAAGTAGAAAATGGCATATCTAAGGATTTTTGGTGTTTAGTTTAGATAATCTGCTGAAATAGGTTTTTGGGTCTCCTATTTTAGCTTTGTTCATGTTACTTTCATACTCCACTGGGTGTATGCAGTTTTTTGTCTCGTGATTGTAGTAGGCTTGTTCGCCTTTGTCAATGATTATGCCAGTAATAGCACACTTCATTGGATGGGTTAATGTAATTAATTGGTGCATTTGTTTTTGTTTTGGTTTGGTAAAATTATATATTATTTGTGATAATTTAATTTATTTTAGTTAAATTATTGTTAAACCACAAAAGATTTTTGCCTATGAAAGATTTTTGTCATGGATTTTTAGCAGGTTTTTGTATGGGGTTTTTGGCAGATTTTTGGCTACAAAAGATTTTTGGCGGTGCTGGATTTTTAGCACTTATTAGTGTACTTTATAGCACATTTAGTCAGCTTTTACCAATACGCAAAGGCAAAGCATAGCTAAAATGCTTTTAAAGGCACTTTATAGGCTTAAATTTGGCTTTTATATATTGTTTAAGGTGAATACCTCAAACGCAAGTTGGTTGTCTTATTTCGCTTTATTTTGCTAAATATTGAGCATTCGCAAAATATTGTGGGATTACTTCGTTTTTATATCTATTAAGTGCCTTTTCTAATGTGCCACCATAAAATATATAAACTCTTTCATCTAATGGGGTAAACGTCAAGTAAGCGGTTATATGCCATTTAGTGCACATCTTACCAGTTACTGGGTGTTCGCCTTTGCTTTTTGTGTGTGTTATAGTCATAAAAAGAACTTTGGTTTATACGGACAAGCGGGGGAACTTGTGCCGTTTCGGGGAATCTTACCCCTCATCAGTAAACCCTATTTAGTTTTGAATAGTAATCCAATCCCCTTGCCATTTGTTGCCGTTCAAATACCAATCTCCCTTTTTTTGGCATATAGAAACACCTGGTAAAGCGTTTAGCCTTTCTTTTGTGGTCTTACTTTTCCAATCTGCGTTTGTTATCTGAATCGTTTTGCTCCCGATTCTCTTTTGTGCTATTAGATTATCGAAAAGATACAACTCGGTGCGAGGGTCTCCGAAATTAGCGTTTACGATTACTTGAGTGTTATCAATTTTGATTTGGTCATCATTTAAAAAAGCGTTGATTGTGTTTTGAGTGATTTTTTTCATTGTGTTTGATTTATTTGATTTTTAGGTTGGTGATGTGTTCGTATTTGTTATAAAGCTCAATGATTGCCTTTTCTTTGTCTTCTGCTCTTACTTTGGTACTAATAAAGTAAGTTTTGCCGATTGCTCCCAATAGTCTACCATCAAAAGACAAATAAAAAGTTTGTTTTGTTTCATCCATTAGCTCGGCAATAGATTCGGCCAATGCTTTTTTGCTATTAGAAGTAAACACTATACCGCCTCCGTAATGTTTGGCTTTGTATCTTTTGCCTCCTATTGTTCGGGCTTTGTTTACTGCTATTTCGTACTCGTAATGAGTTGGAAAATTAAAAGGTCTGCAATTATTAGAAAGCATTTTTGCTTCCTCTTTGTCTTGTTCTGTTACTAAGTTAAGGAAGTGGACAACATAACGGGAATTACCTTCGCTATCGCAATCAACTCTTAATAGTTCAAAATCTGTTTGTGTTGTTGTGTTTGTCATTGTGTTTATTTTATTAGGTTTTTAATTAGTATATCATTAATCTTATCTTGAACAAAAAATTCTGTTTGGTCATCCGTATTAAAGCAATCTTTCACAAAGTCATATTGTACCAACATATCGAGTATTTGTATTGATATATCGGTAAGGTCTTGTAGTTGTTTTTCTTGTGTCATTGTATTAGGTTTTATTTTTTGTATTGTGTTAATTCTTGCCATATTGTTTTTGCAAGGGTATAAACTAAGATACCGCCAATAAATAGAGCAATAAGCTCGAATAGGCTAATCGTTTGCATTGTTATCGATTAAAAGGTGAATAATTAAATTACCAACGTTTGCCATAAATAGAGTAAATAAAACTATTTCAGCAACCAATAAGATGTTTGAAAGTGTTTGCATTGTGTTTATTTTTTAAGTGAGTTAATAGTAAAGAAAATAGCAATAGTAGAAAAAGCTATTCCATTCATAAACATTTTAACATTTGGGCTATCAAATGTAGAGGTTAATAAATTGAATAAACAAATAGAAAGCATTACGAAAGAAAGTAAAAAGATAACTAATTGAGGCAATTGATAGGCTGATAACTTTTTCATTTTGTGTTGGTTTTTGTTTTGTTTGTCGTTATTGACAGAGTAAAGATAAGTAGTAAAAATGAAATAACAATAAAAAAGATAAAAAAATATTAAATTATTTTCGGTCTAAATATAGACCGCTGGTAAACTTTCTTTACTATCCTAATAAGGTCGGTATACATTTTATAATGTATATACTTTATATAATATATACAATATATAATATAATACTTATTGTATTATATAATATATAATAAATAATAAAATAAATAATGTATATTATAATAAATAGGGACTACTTTACCAATGGTATTAAATTCGTGTTAGCTATTAATTCCTAATTTGTGTTAGCTATTCATTTTGTAGGTCGGTCTTATGTTCCGTAAATGGGACACGAACTAATTGTATTCATAAATAAAGTAAATAACCCACCTAAATAACCTACCTATTTAACATAATGCTAATTATAAGACAATTGTGTTATTGAATATCAGTGTGTTATATATGTTAATTTATACCACTATACCCCCTACCCACTTTTTTCGTGTAATCAATGTTACAACGCCAATGTGCCCTTCACATTTTTGATATAAAACATTGTTTTCACCAATTTTAATATTTGTTATAATATTTGGTATTATTGTTGTAGCTTTGACTTAATATAGTCGTTGGGTGACTAAGAACGACTTTTATTTAAAATAAGCACATAGTTAGGTGGCAGAATGGATATTGCTATCAGGCGAAGGTTTTGGACTTTGCGAATAAAACTCTGGTATATGCAGGTTCGATTCCTGCCCTAACTGCAAAATAGTCAAGTGGCCGAAAGTGGTGGCACCTACCTTAGTGGCGTGATTCGGATAATGGGTAACAGTAGGTTCGAGTCCTACCTTGACTTCAAATAGATGATATGAAAGATACTTGTGCAAAGAGAAACTATAAGTGCAAATGTGGTGTTGTCCAGGAGGAGTATGTTTGGAGCAGTCAGATTAGGGAGGTGCAGTTTGAGTGTAGGAAGTGTGGTAACTGGCTTGGATTTAACAACATCAAGGTAGATAAGGTAGTGAGTATTGTATCTATTAGAACGCCAACCAAAAACCGATAATATGAACGCAGAGTTTAAGGACATAACGAAAGAAGCATTTATCATTGCTTATAGGGAGAATTTTGGAAATATTACCATTGCTTGTCAAGCGTGTGGGATTAGTAGGACTATGTATCAGAATTGGATGAAGAATGATAATGAGTTTAAGAAGGCATTGGCTGAAATAGAGCCAGAGGAGATTATGTTGGACTGGGGTGAGCATAAGTTGATGGAGAGGATTACTAAGGGTGATACTTTAGCTACGATGTTCTTGCTAAAGACCAAGGGCAAGAGAAGAGGTTACATTGAAAAGACTGAGGTGGCTCATGAAGGAGATGTGGTGAAGCAGATTACGGTTAACGTAGTGAAGCCATCAGAATTACCTAACTTGCAGAAGCAGCTCGATGGAGATGAGAATATAATAAATTTCGATACTCAGAAAGATAACAGCTTTACTGTTCCAGCCACATTGGCTTCCGAGATACCAGAGATTCCATTATATGACCATGATAAGGGTGAGTTGTTAGATATGAACGACCAAGATGAGTTTGAAGAGTAATGATTGATAAATCAAGGTTTATTGATTGATAAAGTTTTCTATTGGTAAACTTTATGTCACAAATATTTGAAAAATTGTGACAAAGTCGGTAGTAATACTACTCTATTATCAAAAAATGTAAACTGTTCAAGTTTTGATAGTGTTCACGAACATTATAAACTGTTGTTGTACCTAAATTATAATAAGTTGCATGAATTTTTCTGATATTTCATGCATAATGTGTCATAAAAGGCACTTTTTGACTTATGTTTGTTCGATATAAGTCACATTAGGGCCTACCCTCAATAAAACCAAAAAGTATTAACTTCGTTTTTACCAAGCCAATTTTTTAATTTTTTCCTAATGCCCTATGAACGTAACTACAAACATCGTTTTCGAGATACTGCAAAACAGCCAAAAAAAAATATCTGTTATGCAAGGCGGAACAAGGTCTGGCAAAACCTACAATGTATTGACCTGGTTTATCGTAAAATTGTTACAAGAAAAAGGGAAGACACTAACTATCTGCCGTTCATCGTTGCCATCCATAAAAGGCTCAGTAATGAGAGACTTTATAGAAATTCTGTCGAAATATGGCCTATACTCAGAAGAAAAGCACAACAAGTCAGAAAATCTTTACTTCTTAGGAGGCAATACCGTAGAGTTTGTCTCTACAGACCAGCCACAAAAAATAAGAGGCCGTAAAAGAAACTATCTGTTTATTAATGAGGCCAACGAGGTGAACTACGAATCTTGGATGCAGTTAGCACTAAGAACCACAGAAAAGATTGTAATTGACTATAACCCTTCGGATTACTACTCTTGGATATACGACAAGGTAATTACCAGAGAAGATACCGACTTTACCATCACTACCTACAAAGACAACCCATTCCTTGAGAAATCATTGGTGGAGGAGATTGAGAGACTAAAGGATGCCGACCATGAATATTGGAGAGTTTATGGTTTAGGTGAACGAGCAATATCAGAAGCAACTATTTATACCCATTGGAAACGCAGACGAAACTTCCCAGAAGGAGGGGAAATATTTTATGGACTGGATTTTGGCTACAACAATCAAACCGCACTGGTGCGTATCAAACACTTCGATAACGAGATGTTTGTGGAGCAACTCATCTACGAAACTAAAATGTCTACCTCACTACTCATCGATAGGCTAAAGGCTTTTGGCTTTGACAAGCGTACAGAGATATTCGCTGATGCTGCTGAACCCAAGACCATAGCTGAGATTAATAAGGCTGGATTTAGCCTTAAAAGTGCCGTTAAAGATGTTTTTGCTGGTATTAACAAGGTAAAGTCATTTCCGTTGATAGTTAAAAGCGATTCGTTAGATTTGTTGGATGAGTTTAAAAATTATAAATGGAAAACTGACAACGATGGCAATACGTTGGATGAACCAGTTAAGTTTAGAGACCACTTGATGGATGCCATGAGGTATGCCATATACTCAAAATTTGCCAAACCAAAAAGAGGCTGGGTAGTATAGGCTAAAAATTTGTTACTTTTGTAAAAATATCATATAGCGTGAAATTAACTGACATATTCGGAGCCATTAACCCTTTTAACCAAAAGGCACAAGCTCCTAATGGAATGATACAAGTTACCAGTCCATTTGCTGATTTTGGAGGATTACTTGCTGGAAGAACTTTATACCCAGAACTTAATCAAAGAAAATTCGTAAACGATTACGATAACAATAGTGAGGTGTATGCCATCATTAAGCGTATATCAAAAACTGTATCAACTGTTCCATTTTACGTTTACAAGGTAAAGGACAAGAAATCCCTTACAAGATATGCAGCACTCACTAAAAACTCAACTACTACTCAAGACTTAGCTAAAGCAGAGTTAATGAGAGTTAAGGCTGTAAGTGAGATTGCAGATTCCCCATTAAATAGCTTATTAGAAAAACCAAACGAATATCAATCTCTTTCTGAGTTTATTGAAAGCGTTATTGGTTATAAACTTATTTGCGGCAATTCTTTTGTATGGGCTAACCGATTAGAAAACGGTAAGGTTCAAGAATTAGTCGTGCTCCCTCCACAATACATGGCCATAATTTCTGATGGTACTATCAATGGGGTTGAAGGTTATTCTTTTACACTTGTTGGATGGGATTTCTTAGATGCGAAAGACGTAATCCATCTAAAATACTTCAACCCTTATTTCGACACCAATGGGTCACAGCTCTATGGGCTGAGTCCTCTTCAAGCTGCATATAGAACGGTACAACGTAGCAACGATGCGAAAGATACATCTGTTGGTATGTTACAGAATCAAGGCCCTAAAGGTATCTTATATGCTGATGAGTCTAATAACTTTGGACAAGAAGAAGCTGGTAAGTTAAAAGAAGATTTCTACAATCAGTACGGAACTAAGAGCCAAGGACAAATCGTTCAGAACGCTGGTAAGATTTTGATTGCTGGTGCTAAGTTAGGCTGGGTTAACATGGGCTTATCCCCTATCGACCTTCAGCTTTTAGAATCTGAGAAAGTTACCCTTAGAGAACTTTGTAATGTGTACGGTGTAAACTCTGCACTATTTAACGACCCAGATAACAAGACTTATAACAACATGAAAGAAGCTAAGAAGGAAATGCTTACGCAAGTAGTACTTCCAGAATTAGTGGCACTTCGTGATGCTTTCAATAGATTCTTTGCATCAGAAATTGGCAATGGCTACTATATCGATTTCGATATTACTGTGTTCCCAGAGTTACAAGAAGATATGAAGGAGCTTTCTGGTATCTTATCTCAATCTTGGTGGATTACTCCTAACGAGAAAAGAGCAGCTATGCGTTATGATACATCAGCAGACCCAGCTATGGATGAAATCTTTATCCCGGCAGGTTACTTACCTATCGATGAGCTTACTATGTTACAAGACCCTACAAATGCTCAACAACAAGGAGATTACAACATACCACCAGTAAAGTAATGGCTAAAATAGTCACTCCTTCTCAGCAGTTCGCCTTGCAGCAAAAGATTGCAAGGAAGTCAGTAAGAGAGTATCAGCCTAAAATATTGGCTGCTTTACAATCTGACTTTGACAGAGCAGCTCAGTTGGTTAAGGATTACGGAGTTCAGCAAACTATCAATAATCAGAATGCGTTATTTGACGGCAAAGAGATTAATAATATTTTACGAACTTTGTACGAGACGACTGGCGGATATACTGCCATGACGTATGAAAAGATATTTGACAAGTTTAAAAAAGCAGAATCAGTAGATTTAGACCCTCTGAACATCATGGATGAATGGTTAGCGTTTATGTTGTCTTATTGGACAACCTATAGCGGAACTAAGATGTACGGAATTGAAAATACTACCAAGAATGAGATTACAAGGATATTGAACGGCTCTATTAGATACGGACAAGAAAATAACTTGAGTCTTAACGAGGTTAATTCACTTGCGATTAAAAACCTACAAGAAGGGAAAATTAACAACGCAAGGAGTCTGCTGATTGCAAGAACGGAATCACATCAAGCATTAAGTGCTGGTATGATGGGTGCAGTTAAATTTGTTAACATACCTTTGCTAAAGCAATGGGTGGCAGCAGATTATCCTGCTAAGAATAATAGGTATAGAAGTTGGCATCGAACATTGGATAGACAAACCAATCCAGATGCTGGAGGAGTAAGAATACCGATTAATCAGCCGTTCCTTGTGAATACGCCAGAAAGAGGAGTAATTGAGATGCAATACGCACATGATGCAAACGGAGGTGCAATGAATAATTGTAACTGTAGATGTTGTACTGTGTTTATTGCTTAAACAAAAATATATGAGTAATTTTTATAACAAGAAAGCAGTTAGTGGTGCACCAGTCGATATGTCTGATGACACAAGAACCATTGAGGTTTACTATTCTGCGTTTGGTAATGTAGATAGCGATGGCGATGTAATCATGCCAGGCTCATTTACAAAGTCTATTAAAGAGAATGGCCCACAAGCAAAGAATAGAATCTGGCACTTGTTCAACCATTCTACAGACAAACCAGTAGCGAAGCCAAAGGAATTGGTGGAAGATGCTTTTGGTTTAAAGGCAATCGTTAAGATGCCTAATACAACTTTAGGTAGAGATACTTATGAGCTGTATAAAGACGGTCATATCACAGAGCATAGCATTGGATTCCAGACTGTAAAGTCTCAAGCTAAATCTGGATATAACGAGATTCAAGAAATTAAATTGTTTGAAGGTTCCTCAGTTTTATGGGGTGCCAATTCTAATACGCCAACCGTTATGGTTAAGTCTGAAATCAAGTCAACTCTAATTGATGAGATAGCTAAAACTATCAAGTCATTGAGAAATGGTTTCTATACTGATGAAACTTTTGGTTTGTTAGAGTTAAAGCTCAAGCAATTACAACAATATCTCGCTGAGATGGAAGAAGATGAATCAGTCGCTTCGGAAGAACAACCGCCAGTAGATGCTCCAACTGAGTTGCAACCAGTAGGTGAATTAGAAGATGAGGCATTGGAAGAAGAAGAAGACCCGATGGTTTCCATTGAAATTGAGGTAAACAAATATTTACAATCATTTAAAATTTTCAACTAATGGTAGAAGAAATTAAAAGTGCATTCGAAGGCATCAAAACAGAAGTATCTGGAGCAATCGAAAATGCAAAAGCTGAAAGTGCAGTAGCAGTAGAAGGCTTAAAAACTGAATTAGAAGAATTAAAATCTCAAATCTCTGTAGTTAAAGATGCTGCAGACAAATTAGAGGCAAAAAGCAATCGTAAGACAATGAACGAAAATCAATTTAAAGGTTTCAATGCCACTTTAGGTGAGCAAATTGAAAAGAATGCGGACAACATCGCAAAATTAGGTCGTGGTGAAATGAAGAATACTTCTTTCATTATGGACACTAAAGCAGTAGGTAACATGACAGAAGCAGTTAACTTGACTGGAGATATTCCACGTCAATATGCTAATCAAGTATATGCTTTACCTTCTCGTAAAATCCACGTTAGAAGTTTGTTACCAGTAGGTACAATCTCTCAAGGATTATTTACTTTCCCTAAGGAAACTGGTGGTGAAGGTGCAGTAGCTAACCAAACTCAAGGTAGTGCAAAAGCTCAACTTGACTTTGATATCGCTATGACTAATGCTCCAGCTCAAGTTATCGCTGGTTACGTTAAAATCTCTCGCCAAATGTTAGATGACGTTCCTGCTATGACTTCTTTCTTACAATCTCGTTTGTTAGAAAAATACTTAGTAGCTGAAGATGCTCAGTTATTATTCGGTTCTGGAAGTGGTGTTAACTTACAAGGTATTACTGGTGTAGCAACTGCTGCAACTGGTGCTTCTACAGTAGATGTTGAGCAATTAGTACAAGCTATCGCACAAGTTGAGGCTTCTGACTATAGTGCAACTGGTATCTTGATTAACCCTTCAGATTGGGCTGCTATCGTAAACACTAAGAACACTAACTCTGCGTACTCTTTACCAGGTTCTACAGTGGTTACAACTGATGGTCAATTATCTATCGCTGGTATTCCTATCTTCAAGTCTACAGCAATCACTGTTGATAAGTTCTTGGTAGGTGACTGGTCAATGGGTGCTCAAATCATGCAACGTAATGGTATCTCTGTTCAATTCTTTGACCAAGATGGTAACAACGCTGTTGAGAACATGATTACAGTTCGTGTTGAGGCAAGAATCGCTTTCCCTATCTACTATAACGGAGCGTTTGTTTATGGTGATTTCGGAAATGTTGCCTAGATTTTGGCAACGTGGCTTAGGCTATGTAGCATAATAAATGCTAAAAATATAAAGGGGGCAGCCGCAAACTGCCTCCTTTTTTATGTCTACTATATTTTAGTTATTTTTGTAAAAATATCGGTATATGCAGATTATAAGAGATGTCACAACCACAGTAGAACCAGTTTCAGAACCAATAACATTGTCTGAAGCTAAGAACTATCTAAGGGTTGATTTTGATGATGATAACGACTTAATTAGCTCTTTGATAACTTCTGCAAGGGTTAGATTAGAGAAATATGCTGGTGTGGCTATGACGGCTCGTACTTTACAAGTTGTAGCTTATGTGGATGAGTTCATTGAACTACCATACGCACCACTTAACAATATCACTAAGGTTGAATATTGGAATAACGATAGTTGGGTAGAAATTACTATACCACAATACAACGTATTAGGAACTACCTATAAGAAAATATACATGAACTCTTTTAGTCACATGG